AAACTACTAGCTGCACTTCGTGTACCAAAAGCATTTTTAGGATATGAAGAATCATTAGGTAGTAAAGCAACACTAGCAGCAGAGGATGTAAGATTTGCAAGAACTATTGAAAGAATACAAAGAATCACTGTGTCTGAATTGACAAAGATTGCGATTGTTCATTTATATTCTCAAGGTTATCAAGACGCTGATTTGGTTGATTTTGAATTGAGTCTTACTAACCCATCGACAATCTACGAAACCGAAAAGGTAGAGTTGTGGAGTAGTAAAACACAATTAGCATCAAGTATGTTGAATGATGGTATCGTTTCTACAGAGTGGATATACAAAAACATATTTAATTTTACGGATGACTATATAAAAGAATTAGATAATCAAATAGTGTTTGATTTTAAACAAAAATTTAGACGTTCTCAGATTGAGAGTGAAGGTAACGATCCTGCAAAAACTGGTGAGGCACAAGGAACACCAAGTGATAATCAAGCAGGTAGAACTGGACATGAATTGGGTGGAGCACCAGAGGGTGGTTTTGAAGGAGCTGGTAGACCTAAAGAGGGTGGTAAGTACGGACAAGATAGTGGAGCTAGAGGAAGAGACCCATTAGGTAAAAAAGACAAAAGAAATCAATATAATCCAAGTTTAGCCCTTGCTCATTTTGATGGTTTGAAACAGAATATGAAGAAGTTTTCACAGAAAGATTACAAATTAATAAATGAGAGTGATACAATTGAAAATGAATATAAAAAAGAACTTAACGACGCAAAAATAAAGTAATTTTTTATATTTTTATATTTATATATGACATACTTAACGCTGGAGCATTTTAATGTTAAATAAAAAGATGAAACACAACAAAATTAAGAATACTGGTATTCTTTTTGAGTTGTTGACAAGACAAATTACAGTCGATTTGATGGAATCAGACTCATCAAAAGCTGTAAATTTAGTAAAAAAGTATTTTAAAAATGGAACTCAACTTGGTAAAGAGTATGAGTTGTACAAAATTTTGATTGAAACAAAATACAGTACAGAATCACGTGCTGAGACTTTGATTGAAGCCGTCATGGATAGTAGAGCAAAGTTAAGTAATTCTGATATAAAAAGGGAAAAGTATAATTTAATCAAAGAAATAAGAGATAGTTACAACGAAAAAGATTTTTTTAATACTAAAATCAACAATTACAAAGTTCTAGCGTCTATCTACAATCTATTTACACATAATGAAGAATCTATTGCTCCAGATAAATATGTGTCGACAAAGTTTACGATCGTAGAGAATATTACTTCGAATACAAAACCATCAAAAGCAAATAAGACTTATGATTATTTGAAGCAACAAGAAAAAGATTTAAGAATGTTGGCTTATTCTACTTTAGTTGAAAAGTTTAATAAAAAGTATTCTAATCTTTCTGAGAAACAGAAAACGTTGATAAAAGAATTTATTAACAACATTTCGAATACCAATA